TTAAAGTAAGAGCAGGACCGCAAGCTTCTGGAAGCATGTATTTTAATGGTGCAGTAGCAGCAAGAAAATGGGGTGGAGTAGCATCAACATGGTTAACAGTAACAGAATACAAACCTTAGGAGATAACATGATAAAATATTACATGAGACCAGACAGCAACACACCGCCAGCCTACAATTATGTTGAAGGCGAAGATACAGACAGCCTATGGGATTCTGAAACTTGCATAGAAGTGACTCAAAAGCCTAGCGTTAACCATGAATACAATATGACAGATGAAGAGTGGGAGCTATCAGAAGTTCATTATATGACAACACTAAGAGCTAATCGAGATGCTTTATTAATTGAGTCTGATAAGTACATAATTGAAGACTATCCAATATCTGCAGAAGATAAAGCTTTAATAGTCACATACAGACAAGAGCTAAGAGATTGCCTAGCGATAGAGCTATTAGCAAATAGAGTTTTACCGACATTCCCAATATAAGGAGTAATTATGCGTATTTTATTTATAAAAGAATGGGAAAAAGTTCCGAATAAGTTAAAACACTTGTTATTATTTGGATTTGGATTTACATTATGTGGCATATTGCAGTTTATTAAAAAATTCTGTTAAGTTCTCATCATTTATAATTTTATAAGAAAGAGCCCGCTAGGGCTCTTATCTTGTTTAATGCTTAAGCAGTCTTAAGTTTCCTTAATCTCCAACTTTCAATAGGTTTTCCTACGAATTGGCTTAAATCAACATCTAATAGGGCAGGAATTGACTTATAGTCTACTCGACCTATACCCACACTACAAGTATAGAGAAAGTCCCCAGAACGGGCGTTTCTGTGCTCTGACAGCAATTTTAATTCTTCCTTTAAGATCTTTTCTTGATCTGTAGCTATTTTCTTGGCTTGCTGTACCTCAAAAAGCTCTTTAGCTTTCTTTAACCAGTCGTCACCCTTATCTATAAAATCATTATCAGTAAGAGCAGGTTCTTTCATTGTCTCGACACATTCCCAGAATTTGGACAGCTCTTTTTCTAACATCTTGCAATAATCTTCATCTTTAGCAGATTTAACTATAGCACCATCCTCATTATGAACTGAAAAATAGGAAACAAATGGAAGTTCTGTTACCATTGCTTGCGTTTGAACTTGTGGGATATATTTAGCAGGAACTTTTCCTTCCTTTGCTAATAAATGATCTGCCTCACAACAATTCTTTATCTCTACTGCGTGGTCTTGTGTGATATTAAGCCCATCAAGCGAAACCATGAGGTAGGGATATTTTTTATTTATAATACATGTTGCCTTAAACTCTTCGCCAACAATTTTTTGGTACATCTGTCTTGCAGGCTCTTCCATTGCTTTACCATAGCGAGTAGCAACATTATCGCAATCCGCCTTATCTAACCCTAGTTTTTCCATCCATAAAAGGCGAGGTGTTTTAATTCTCCCGTCATTTGTTTTCCACTTTGATACTCCAAGTATTATAGAAACGTCACTTGCCCCTATTCTATCTTTTCTAAATTCTAACCATTCCTGTTCTGAGTCGAACTCGCAAATAGTTAAGTTTTCATTATATTTTGCTGGTATTTTACGCATTTGCTACCTCTATATCAGTATCTGAAAATTGCTCTTGTAAGCTGTCCATATATGTTTTAATCTTCTCTTTAGCTTTCTTTAAAACCTTAGAATACATTTCTTTTGGCATATCCTGGAAAGACAGGATCTCTTTTTTTCTCAAAAATAGTTCAATCTCTTTTTTGTATTCAGGAACTACATTGAAAACATCATTCAAAGCATGTATTTCTTCTACTGTTCTAACGTCCTTTTTTTCTATGACCGGAGATTCCGCAATAGCATTACATTCAATAGCGTGTAAATCTTTATCAGTATTGATTTCACCTTCAACGTAGCAATTACCTATAATATCAGGGAATAAACGCCTAGCCAGTCTTGATAATGTTCTAGCATATAACATATCTTGTGGATACGAAACCCATGTATTTTTATAAATTCCAGCCTTCTTAGCTTCTGTAATAGTAAAAGTTGCTGCCATTGAATCTTTACTATCAATTCTCTTGCCATTTATAGTACAAGTACTATCGTCTATCTTAGATATAGTAAAACTATGTCCACGAGAGCGAATTAATGCTCCCATCATTCTAGCTGACATTTCAATACGTCCCTTAAAATAATATAACCCACCTTGTAGAGCTTGAATTGGATTGATACCAAGGGATTTTGCAGTTTGAATTATTGCAAATACTCCGGTTTGTCCAATATCATTATAATATTTAGTTTTTAATAGCTGTTCACACATTTTATTTGTGTCCTCTAACTCAACCATGTAATTAGTTGATTGAACTTCATTATTGTTATTCATCTTCATTGTCTCCTATTGTTGTTGTTTCTCATTGTTATTCATCATATATTCTAATGATGTTTCTATGTTTTCATCTGCTAAATGCTGTAAATATTCAATCTCTTCATTATTTATAGTATTGTCTGTTTCATAATCTAATTGTATTTTTTCTAATGAGTTTAAAAATTCTTCACTATCTAGAAACTTTTTAATATCATAAGAATCGGCGTGATGTTTTAAGCTTATTAAAATACAGTAATCACAAAAATTTGATGTGTTTGCTTCATCTTTTAATATCTTAATAGATAGACCCTCTAAATTAATTAATATGTAATCATCATGATACAAAGTTTTATATTGTTTTAATTCTGAACTTAAATATTTCTTATCTTGTATTGTTGTTAGGTCAACTATAAAACCTAGTTTATTTATTTTATTCATCTTCATTGTCTCCTATTGTTAATAAAACATATTTTTTATAGTAACTTAAATAATCCTCAAATGCTTCTAATTGAAAATCAGTTTCCCAATGTGCAAAACCAGAATAAGCACCTTTCATAAGTGTTTGTAGATCCTCTAATTCATCTGCATTATTGTTTTGTCTTCTTAGTATCTCTGAGCAAATACAACCTAACAAGCCACCATCTTTATTTTCGTTGTCATCTATGTAGTCATAGAGTTCTTTTAATGTATGGTCTTTCAGTTTTTTTATTCCTGTTTTCATCTTCATCATCCTTGGCTTTTCAGCCATATAATATTTATTTAACTTATCTTGCATTTTAAATATACTATTAATATAATGTATTATAGATTTAAACTCAACAAAAATGTCTAAGGATTAAACATGTATTTACGCAAGTATTTAAGAAAGAGAGGGATAAAGATAATCTTTTTTGCAACAGAACTAGGAATATGCAGAGCAACGCTTTACAATTACATGACGGGCGTACAAATAATACCAAAATCAACACGATTAGCAGTTTTACAGCTAACAAACGGTAAGGTGAAAGAGATAGAAGACTATGGAGTTGAAAAGATAGTTTAAAAATAATATTATTTACTATTAAAATATAATCTTATAAAAGAGTGAAAGTACGTGGAATACTTAAAATGCGGAAAACAGAAATGATCCAAAAAAATAGAGGGAAGAATAACCACATTCTCCCCTCTAACGAGCTCCACACGCGAGTGTAGATACTACCTACAAGAAGTAGATAGCAATAAAATAATATATAACCCCCCACAAAGGAATTACATATGTACAATAGTAACGATCAAGAAACATTAAGTAAAGTAGAATCAACAAAAATATCATTTAAAATAGAAGAACCTAACTTCACACAGATGCCAAATGTATTACTTGATGAGTGGCTACCGCATTTAAAAGAAACAGAATTAAAAGTATTATTAGTAATATATAGAAAGACTTTTGGTTGGCAGAAAACTAAAGATCAGATCAGTTTATCACAGCTATCAGAAAAGACAGGCATTTTAACAAACAAGGTTATTATTGCGGTAAAGTCCCTAGTCGAAAAGAAACTAATAATAAAGAAAGTAACCGGTGCAATAGGGCTACAAAAAACAGTTTATGAGGTGGTAATTCAAAAAAAGAATACCAGTGCCCAAAAGGCACCCCCCCCCCCTGCCCATATGGCACCCACAAAAGAAAAGACTTTAAATAAAGAAAAAGAAATATATAAAGAAACTAATTCCGCATCCAAGGATGCTAATATCCTTTTTAAATTATTTGAAAATGAAGTGAACAATACTAGAAAAGAAAGGAACTTAAAAGATATCAAGATTCCAAGGACTAAAGCACAACTCAGATCCTTAGATGATTTACTAAAAGATAATACTAAAGATCATATTACTAAGATTATTAAATTTGCCTTCACTAATGATTTTTGGAAGAAAGCCACAGGAACACCAGTATTTTTTAAAAAGCAATTCTCACAAATAGAGTTACAGTCAACCGATTCTAAGAAAGCCACCAAGACAGATAACAGGGTATTAGCTCAAGATTTCTTTGAAAGGTATAAGCAACAGGCTCTAATTAAAAATACTCGAATAGAAATAGCAGCTAATGAAATAGAGTTTATCCATACATCATCAGCATCACAGCCATTAATTATTTCTTATGATTCTAAGAATTTCGCCGGACAACTTAATAATATTAAAAGAAAAATTAATTTACGTTAAAAAACCCTTGGCAATAAATATAAAATGTTTTATTGATAGTTTAAGGCGACCACAGGAAGACACGCGATGATACAATTCAAACACTTAGGTAAACCAATAGCTAAAGCGAGACACAGGATGTTTCGAAATATAGCATATGACCCACAATCCAAGCTTAAGAACGAAGTTAAGGCAGAGTTCGCTAAGCAGTTTCAATCACAAGGCGGTTTAAAGCCTCTAGAAGGGGCTATCTATGCTGCAGTAGACATAAGATGCCCTATCCCTGTTTCATGGTCTAAAAAGCGTAAGATAAGCGTTCTAACAGGAACTGATAATTTTGTTACTTCGCGCGGCGATCTTGATAATTATATAAAATTCGTATTCGATGTACTCAATAAGATAGCTTATGATGATGACTCACAGATAGTAGCTCTAACAGCTAAGAAAACATACTCTGGAAATCCAGGAGTAACGATCGAACTAACAGAGATTGAAGCAGACAAAGAACCAGAAATAGAAGAGGCGGATCATGTGTGAGATAGATAATTACAAGCAAGCAGAAGTAACTTATAAGTTTTATATTCCTGACAACAATTCAGAGCTTAAGTCTATTCAAAATGCTAGAAAATATGAGAATGCATTAGAAGATATTTATCATAGGTGTCGTGATGTATGGAAATATAAAGAATTTGCTACAGATGAAGAAATTGATCTTGCTGAAAGGATAAGTGAAATAGTTTATGAAACAGGGGTATTTGATGAGTAGTAAATGGATCTCAGTAAAAGATGAATTACCAAGCGATGATGCAATGTGTTATATATCGAACTCAAAATATGGCGGCGAACACGTTTCTATTTACCATAAAAATTATAATGTATTTGTCTTATACAATCCAGAATTGCACACAACTATTTGTTTAGACGTTACGCATTGGATGGAATTACCTTTACCACCTAGGGGAGAATAGTAATGAATGAAAAATGGATGTGTTGCACTTGTTGCCATGCAGTAGTACAGCTAAACGCAACGGGGATATGCCTCGGCTGTCAAGGTGGTTTCTGCGGTCAACTAGATGAAGATAAGTATAAGCCAGAAGAAGAACTAAAAGGAAAAGAATTGAGCGAGGTTTTAATAACCGAAACTGTAAAGAAACTAACACCAAAACCCAAAAAAAGGACAAGCAAGAATGAAATCAAGAAATAAAACTAATAAGCAAGGCGAAAGATTAAAACTCAACAAAAATAAAGACGCTTGCAAAGGCACAGGTCCTGGATTCGGTGAAGGCAACGCAAGAGGGCAAGGGGCAGGCAGGAAAGATGGTAAAGGAACTTTAAGAAAGGAAAAATAGTTATGGGTGAAGGAATGAGAAAATTACCACCCCCACCAATCGTAAGATTTAAACGCTATGCACCATTAGATTTAAAACTCACTAACGTAAGAGCAACAACAATAAAAGGGAAAATAATGGGATTATTTAATAGAAAGAAAAGAAAAACATACTGGGATCATTCAGTTGGAAAGTGTAAAGAAATTGATGTTGATTATCTTCGTGAATGTTTAACAGAAACTAATAGAGCTGTTACTGATCTGCGAGAGTCTCTCAACCAAAAGTATAGACTGTTATTAGAAATTGGTGGCAGAAAACATATAATGATAGTTCCATCATCATGCAACGAAATAGAAGGAAAGCTACTTAATAATGAAGCCGCTAGGGCATGGGCTAGAGCAAATAACTATGAGTATATTGACACTTATGGCGACATGGGCGAGCTATGGACAGAGAGAGAGAAAAAGACTAAATGAGACGACCTTATAAAACAGCAGGCAATCAATAAATATAATATTTATGGTACTGGGGACAATAATATTCTTTATACTAG